CGATTTAATCAATGATTTAAAAAATATGGTTAGAAGTCCAAGCGATATGGGTAACTTAGGACCATTAATCAATTCACTAATAGATAGTTCAATTAGAAACGATGACCATTTGGTTAAGTTAGCAGCTATTGCAACTAAGATTGTTGCAGCTGATAAAAAGACTGAAGGACAGGAGGGATTCCTATCTCCATTTGAGAAGGAACAATTACTTAGAGATTTGGAAACTACTAAAGAGGAAGTTGAAAGAGTGGATGATTTAGAGTTTGAAATGGAGGAATTAAAAAAGAAAATCAAGTAATATGCAAAGTGCAAAAACATCAGCAGTATCGGCAACCCAAACAGGACAAAATTCATCTGGTGGTAGTTTTGGTACTGTGTATAGAGTAATTTTAGATGAAAAGGATTCATTTTTAAAAAACAAACAAGATGCAATTGGTAACGAAGCATCATTTGTTGGTGCTATATTATATAGATTATCATCACAAGCTATGGCTGATGAAAATACTCTACCAATAGCATATCCATATGATAAAAATTTCAAAACATTACCAATAAGAAATGAAACTGTAGAAATAATTAATTCAAGTACTGGACAATCATTTTATAAAAGAATTACGGCAGAATCATCTCCAAATTCAACGGCTGATGAAAAGTTTATATCACAAAATTTCGCAGCTCAAAAATTAGATAGTGATAGTTCTAAGGATTTAGCAAAAGTTCAAGCAACTGGTATTGCAAAAACAAATGTAAACACTTCTGAAAAATATGATGGATTTGGTAGTTATTTTAAAAGAACTCCTGGTATTCATAAATTAAAATTATATGAAGGTGATACTATACTTGAAAGTAGATTTGGGCAATCAATAAGATTTAGTGGATATAATAATCCAAAAAATGTTTTTTCACCAACGGTTATTATTAGAAATAATGAAAGCGTTAAATCTTTGAAAAAAGTAATAATGTTTCCATCCGAAGAAGATGTAAATAGAGATGGCAGTATTATAGCGCTAACATCAGACCAATATCAATTAGAATTTCAACCTGGAGTTATTGATGATAAAGGTACATCTGATTTTACAACTAAACCAGAATCGTTTGATAACTACCCATCTAAACTAATAGGTGACCAAATACTTTTAAATTCTGGAAGAATAATTTTATCAGCAAAAAGTGGTGAAATGATATTTTATTCAAAAAAGAATTACGGATTTATTTCAGATGGTGGAATGTCAATTGATAACAAATTAGGAATTGATGTTACTGTAAGAGATAATATACATGTAATGACTAATGATAGAGATGTTGCATTTCAAACTGGAAAGGGGCATATATTTTTAGGTAATGAAAATTTAGAAGCTATGGTTAAAGGTGAAACTTTAGTAGCTCTATTGGGTGAATTAATTGATGCAATAGCAAATCAAAACTACCTAACTCCGTCAGGCCCATCTAAAGTTGGTCCTGAAAATCTTCCTAAATTTGCATCAATAAAATCTAAGTTGAATACTGTATTAAGTAAATTAAATCAAACATCGTAGATTATGGCAGATATAAAAGCAGCTGCAACAAGTGCACTAGCGCAACAACAATTACAGGCGGCAGCAGAAGCTAAAGCTAAATCAATAGCCGAAGCAGAAGCTAAAGCTAAAGCATTAGCTGAAAAGAAGAAAAAAGAAAATGCGGATTTAGTAGCTAAAACAAATTCAAATCCAACTTTGAAAAAAGGAGATAAGAATGATAATGTAAAGGTATTACAATCAAAATTAGGATTAACGCCAGATGGCTCATTTGGATATAAAACATATGAAGCCGTAAAAGCGTTTCAATCAAAAAATGGATTAACTGCCGATGGTGTGGTTGGAAAGGCAACTTGGAATAAATTAACTGGGCCTGTTGAAACAAAAAGAGTATTAGATGCATTTCCTATTACAAGGGAAGTGGCAAAACCACCAACATTAGTAGTTCCAACTAATTTAGATTTAAATAAATTACCAGAAGTAAAATTACCACAAATACCAGCAAAAATGCCTGAAATTGGCGGTAGTGCATTTGGCGATACATTAAAGGCAGGTGGTCAAGCATTAGGAGCTGGTGTAACCGCTGGACTTGGTAGTTTAAAAGATTCGGCAGTTGGTGCACTTAACGATACGAAAGATAAAGCAAAAGCAGCAGTTACTGGTATTAAAGATGCTGCAAAAAATTTACAAGATGCATTACCAAAGCAATTACCAAAGGTTGAAATACCTAAAATAGAATTACCAAAGATTCCTAAATTTAAAAAGAAAGAAATCCCAGAACCAAATAAAGTTAAAAAGAAAAAATTAAAAGATAAATTAGCTGCATTAAAGGCTCAAGCCGATTCCATAAAGCAACAGGCATTAGAAGCTAAAGCAAAAGCTGAAGAGGAAGCAGCAAAAGTTAAATTAGCAGCAAAGAACGCGCAAAAACAGGCAACCGATGCTATAAATAAAGCTAAAAGTTCTGTAACTCAATTAGCGAGTGCAGTAGCTGGACCTATTGCACAGGCGGTAGCAATAGCTAATAATCCACAAGCAGTAGCACAAGCATTAGCTGCACAAGCATTAGCAACAGCATCCGAAGTAGCACTAACATCAGCAAAAGGTAAATTTGATTCAGCAAAAGGAGCAATGTCAAAAGCTAGAGCAGCATTATCTGATGAAAAAGTAAAAGAACAATCAAACGAAGCTATTATTCAACAAAAAAGATTTGCTGAAGTAAATACTGGTAATGGTACTGAAAAAAAGCTAACAAAAACATCAAATGGTGGAATACATGCCGTTAGACGAGTATTTAAAGACCCGACTGGGTTAAGTCCAACTGGACTTATTTATTCTGATTTGACAGAAGTTAAAATTGGAGATTTATTAGATTAAAAATATAAAATATGTCTTGGCAAATATTCAAAAATAACATATTAAGAATGTCTGATAACCCAGACGCTATTCCAGATATAGATACTGTTGCTAAAACATATGCTAGAGAATACGATGCTGCTATAAAGAGTGGTAAAGATACAGTAGAAGGAGTTTCTTTACAAAAAGGAAATGTTGAAGCTATGACTCAATTATTCAAAGCAGCTCTTGAAAAAGGATTGACATCAACAGCTCCTTATGATTTAGTTGGTGAGATGGGTAAGGGTGTACTTGCATATTGGGCTGGTGCAACTATGAATAATTTCCCAACTCCAAAAACGCCAGCAAATGGGGCAGTTTCAAATATATCAACAACTTCAAATGTTGTTACTAACCCAGGCCAATGGAATCCACCAATAGTATCCGCAGAAAGTAGAGTATTACCGGATGACCCAATGACAGACCCTGCTAATATTGGTGATGATTCAACAAAAGTTGAGGAAGAATTTGTATTAGATTCAATTGGACCTGATGATGGTTCAGCTATGTTTGAAATGGAATCAAGGCAACCAAAAAATGAAAAAATTGAAGAAATAACATTAATTGAAAATCCAGAAGAAGTATTAATAATAAATAATGTACCACCTGAATCTGATGAAGAAGCTCTTGCGGATAAAAGACCAAATGAAAATAACAATAATAAAAAAAATAATAACAATTGGGATGATGGTAATAAAACCCCTGTAAGAATTTATAGTAATGTGGGTATTAAAGCATACCCAGTACCACCAGGATATGAAAAATATAGTATTGAACGTACTACTGTACGTGAGAATGGGAAAACAGATGGACCGGGTGGTAACGTACCATATGAAGCATTGGGTAAAATTAATGTTGGTGGTCATTACGCACATCCTGAAGCTGCAAAATTTATGAATCTACTTTTAGCTGCTGCAAAAAAAGATGGTGTTACAATAGATATATCATCATCATATAGAGATTATGCAACTGGAATTAGATTGTGGAATGAGAATGAAAAGGCAGGTACAAGAGGAAATGCAGCTACTCCGGGGCATTCTGCTCATGGTTTTGGTGGCGCAATTGATGTTGGTTCTATATGCTTAGCACAAAAAGCTGCAGCTAAAAAAGCTGGTGTTCCAACAACAAAAGGAGATACTGCAGCTGGTTATATTAGACAGCACTCTAGTCTTTATGCTTGGTTAGCAGCTAATGCGCCTAAATATGGATGGTATAATCCTGCTAGATTAAACGCTGGAATGGGTACTCAAGAAGCTTGGCATTGGGAATATTGGGGATTTTATACATTATCAAAAGAGGAAAGAGCAGCTAGTGGGGCAAGTGTAGCACCAAGTGGTGGTGTAATACAAAGTACTAATAAACAAAAAGGAAGTGATAAATCGGAAACTACTAAAGGATATGTAACGTATAATATGAATTTACCTGGACCTGTTGCATTTATATTTGGTGGAGCCGCACCAAAACCTGCTCCGCATGATAAATATGGTGCAAAGTATATGGATACATTAGTACCTGATAGCTTAAAGAAAACAAAAAAATTAGTTTTATCTGATTGGGATAATTTGGTAATGGGTAAATTCTTAAAGGATTTTCCAAATGTTAAAATTAGTTCAATTAGTGGTTGGTCAAAAGCTGGTGAATTTATTATACCAAATATAGCATCTTATTTAAACAGTGGATATTTTGTTGGATTAATGGACCCTTCTGTAACTCAAAAATTTACACAAAAAGAAAATGCAAATCTTAAAATGATTTATAAACCTACCAACTGGAGTACTACAAAAGGTATAGCCTTTGATACAAATCTTGCATCATTTGGAAAATCTATGGGAGCTAGTGCACAATTAACCACGTTAGGTCACCATGCAATACCGGCAGAATTCTTTAAACAATTTGGAAATAGATTATAATATGGCAGCAATACAACCAACAAAAAATACGGGATTAATTGTAGATGAATTTATAAGATATGCAAATCAGCATCTTTCAACTGTAAAGGGAATGATAACAACTGTTTCAACATACGCCGGTCCATCAACTGCACCCGGAGTTGTTATGTGGAATGGATATCAAGTAGCTGGAGCTAAGAATAGTAGAGATGGTGCTTCAACCACAGCTAATGACCTTTTTATAGGAGAAGATGCAAATACAACACCAATTGAACAAAGCTATGCATATCTATCTGATGATGAAGCTATTACTATTGCAGATGAGGCTATGAAGGATATGGATAATTCTATAAATAATCTTCAAATTAATGAAGAAACTTATAAAATAGAAACTACAACTGAATACCTTGATTCCAAAAGTGAAAAAATTGTATATGCTGAAACGGCAAATGAAACAGAAACAAAATCGGGTGTAAATGGATTGGGAAATGGAGTTCCTGATAAAATTATTAAAAAAATTGAAAATAAAGTTAATAGCAAAAAAGTTGATGCCAATGGTGTTAAATTTAAAGGAAATAGATTACAAACTCACTTACAAAGTAAAGGTTGGCTTAATTCAAAAGAACAACCATTCAGACGTACAATAGTAGACCCTAAAGAATGGGGCCCCAAACTTAAAAAAACATATGGTATTAATATAGCAAAGGCTATGTTATCTTGTATGCAAAATGAACAAGGATTTAAAGGATTTAATAATAATATTGGTGGATTTGATATTACAGCTGGCGGTTGGGAGTATAATGAAAAATTACATGACGGTTATGTATTCGTACCAGAAGGAACTACTGGATTGTTAAAAGCTTTTGTTTCTTTTAAAACCTTAGATACTTTTTTTGAAAAAATATCTGTATCTTTTATTAAAAAGGGAATGGATAAAGTAACAACGCAAGATGAATTTTCTAAAGCATATTATGATAAATGGTTGGGCGGTGACTCTGCAACAAAAGTAGCCTTTAATACATATCCAAACATATCAAAAGCTAAGGGTGGTAGATTTGCAACAATAGAAGATTATAGAAACTCTTGTAAAAAGACATTTGCGGCAATATATAAGGGAATTGGCCGATATGTATCATAAATCTCAAAAATACTTAATTCAAATATTTATAAATATAACAAACAATATATGAACACAGATAAACTATTAAAAGCTATACAAATCCTTATAAAAGAGGAATTGAAAGAGCAATTACCTGCGTTAATCAAAGAATCCGTACAAAAGGAAGTAAAAAGATTATTAAGTGAAGGTAAGCAACCAGTACAACCTAAAAATACTGGATTATCAATGGCTAAGGCTATGATGGAAGATGAAACTATTGAAGAATCAGTAGCATCAAAGGTAGTACCTACAAAGCAATTTAGCAAAAACCCAATGATTAATCAAATTCTTAATGAAACAAGAGGAGGTATCCCACAGGGTGATGGTGGATTTAGAACAATGAATTTTGGACAAGGTGATATGGGTTCAATTGCAGGTAGAACTGCAGTAGCTGATAAAATGGGTTATGGTGATATGGCTAGAGGCCCTCAACCAACTGGATTGGGTGTTAATACTGGAGTACCTGAATTAGATAAAGCACTGAATAGAGATTATTCAGAACTTGTAAAAAGATTTAAAAAGTAATGGCAATTGTATTAGGGCAGAAGCTCGTTCAAGACACTAAAAAGTATGAAGATACTGCATTAGGTATAACTTTACCTATTCAAATAGGAAATACTGCTTTTAATCAGTCTTTCACAACATATGAACAAGCCAAATCTAATATAAAAAATCTATTACTTACAAAAAAGGGTGAACGAGTAATGCAACCTAATTTTGGCAGCGGCCTTCAAGAACTATTATTTGATTTTAATGATGATTTACTTTCTGCAAAAATTGAAGAAACTATAACAACTGCATTAGAAAATTGGTTACCATATATAGTTGTTCAGCAAATAAATGTAAATCAATCAAACGATAACAAAGATAGAAATACAGTAGGTATTACGATATCATTTAATGTAAGGAATAGTCCTGACTTAAACACAGTATCATTTAAAATTTGATAATTAAAAAAAATGGGATTAACTATTACAAATAAAAACTTTAAAAACAAAGGCAAAGATGTAAAATATCTTGGCAAGGACTTTGTTGGGTTTAGAGATAACTTAATTGAATTTTCTAAAACATATTTTCCTAAAACATATTCTGATTTTAATGAATCATCTCCTGGTATGATGTTTATTGAAATGGCATCTTATATTGGCGATTCTTTATCATATTACATAGATGATACATTAAAGGAATCTATGATGTCTTACGCAGAAGATATAAAAAGTGTAATAGCATTATCTCAATATTTGGGATATAAACCAAAAGTAACATCGCCAGCAGTAACAACATTAAGTGTTTATCAATTAGTTCCTTCTATTGGAAATGGTGGTGATAATAGGCCGGATGACAAATATTATTTAAAAATAAAAGAAGGATTATTATCTCGTTCATCAAAAGATAATATTGTATTTAGAACAGCAGATGTTGTAGATTTTTCAGAACCACAAGGTAGAGATGTGAGTGTATATCAAAGAGAAGCTACAACAGGAGAACCATTATTTTATTTAGTTAAAAAATATGTAAAAGCAATATCTGCTGAATTGAAAGAAGCTACATTTGAATTTGATGCATATGAACCATTTCAAAAAATAACTTTGCAAGAAGATAATGTAATTGATATATACGATTGTAGAGATTCTAACAATAATAAATGGTATGAAGTTCCGTATTTAGCACAAGAAATGATATTCATTGACCAACCAAATACCGAAGCTAATGACCAAGAATTATATCAATTTAAATCAACTGTACCTTATATTTTAAAAACAATTAAAACTCCAAAAAGATTTGTAGTTAAAGTAAATGAAGATAGCACAACAACTATACAATTTGGAGCAGGCGATTCATCTGCTAGTGATGAACAATTAATTCCAAATCTTAAAAATGTTGGATTAGGATTACCTAATTCAATTAGTAGATTAGAGGAATCATTTGACCCAACGAATTTTTTAAAAACAAAAACATACGGAACATCACCTTCAATGACAACTATAACTGTAAAGTATTTAGTTGGTGGTGGAGTTAGTTCAAATATAACATCTGGTCAATTGACTAGAATAGAGGGAATAGAATTTGAAGAAGATAAGCAAAGATTAAATGATGTTGAATTGGTTCTTATGAATGCAACTCAACGTTCTGTGGCTATAGATAATGAAATACCAGCTACTGGTGGTAGAGGTGGTGAATCTTTAGAAGAAATTAGACAAAATGCATTAGCAAATTTTGGAGCACAAAATAGAGCAGTAACTGCAAAAGATTATCAAATAAGAACAATAGCAATGCCATCAAAATATGGAGCAGTTGCAAAATCATACGCTGTTGCAGATGGCACATTGGATAATAATTCCCCATCATCTATATTAGCTTCACCAAACCACTTACAGGAATTTACTGATTTGGTAATGAGTTTTGTAAATATGCCTGATACCCAAGAACCAACTAGAGCTACTGTATCTGCTGATATTACAAAATTTTTAATTGGAAAAACCGCAAATGAAAATGAAAAAAATAATCCATTTGCAATTAACTTATATTTGCTTGGATATGATTTAAATGGAAGATTGACTAATTTAAATAGAGCAGTTAAAGAAAATATAAAAACATATTTAGGAGAGTTTAAAATGCTTACTGATGGTGTTAATATTAGTGATGGGTTTATTATTAATATAGGATTGGATTTTGAAATAACTACTTATCAGAATTATAATAAAAGTGAAGTATTGGCAAAATGTATTTCGGAGTTAAAAGATTATTTTAATGTTGATAATTGGCAATTTAATCAAACAATAAATTTGAGTGAGGTTGAATTACTAATAGCAAATGTGGAAGGCGTTGCATCCGTACCATTCTTTAGAGTACAAAATAAATGTGGAGCACCATATTCATCAAATTCATATAATTTAGATTCGGCAACTAAGGGAAAGATTGTATATCCTTCATTAGACCCATCTATATTTGAAATAAAGTTTCCAGATTCAGACATTAAAGGTAGAGTAAGATAATGGCATACTATTTTTTAACAGCATCAAAAGATGCATCGGTGTATTTACAACAGCCAAATCAAAATACTGGTTTGGATGAAATCTTAGAGATAAGTAAAATCTATTATGGTAATGTAAAAGATGTATCAAGAGCATTATTAAAATTTGATGTTGGGTTTTTATCCGCATCATTGACGTCTGGAACTATTAAAATGCAAAGTGCAGATTTAGTATTAAAAGAAACTCAAAGCGAAGAAATTCCATTAGAATATACTTTATACGCATACCCTATTAGTGGAAGTTGGCAAATGGGTAAAGGTACTCGTTTTGATAATATTTCAACTGCTGGTGTAACTTGGAATTATAGAGAAGGAGATAGTAAGTTGGATTGGTTACAAAACGGATTAAATTTAGGAACTGATGCAAATCCAAATAATGGTACTGGTGGTACTTGGTGGACAGCAAATTCAGCAAATCAATCATTTAATTATCAAACGGCCGATATCCAAATGGATATTAAAAATATTTTAAAATCTTGGATGAGTGGTTCTGATGTAAATGGTGGTATTCCAAATGATGGTATTTTAATAAAACATTCCGATAGTGTTGAAAACGATACACAAGACTATGGTATAGTAAGAGTATTTAGTAAAGAAACAAATACAATATATCAACCAAAAGTTAGAATAGGTTGGGATGACCAATTATTTGTAACGGCTTCATTATCTCCATTAACCGCAACGGATATCAAAGTTGGTGTAACTAATTTTAAAAAAGAATATAAACTTGGAACTACTCCAACTATAAGAATATTTGGAAGAGAATTGTATCCGTTAAAAACATTTACAGATACGTTTGTATATAATAATATAAAATATTTACCACAAACAACTTATTATCAAATAAAAGATTACGCATCCGATGATATTATAATTCCGTTTAGTGATTATTCTAAAATTAGTTGTGATTTAAATGGTAATTATATAAAATTAAATTTATCTAATTGGGAGGCTGGTAGAGTATATAAAATAGAATTTAAAGTTGATATGAATGGTGATGTTCAATATATTGATGAAGATATAACATTTAGTATTGTAAAACAATAAAAATGATAAAAACTGGATTAGTAAAAACTGGATTACAAAACGAAGCAAAAATTAGTGAACTACTAATAAGCGGTTCTTTGGCTATTAATACAAAGAATCAATTTGGCGTTCATATATTTAGTGGTTCTGTTATTGATGATGGGATTATATCAGGTCAACTTGTAAAACCAAAATATAATCAAGAGGAATTATTAAAATCAATAGATACTACAATCGTAGAATTGATTGATATATTACCTCCAGTAACCGACCCAACTATTTATGTTTCTACTTTTAATGAGGCCACACAATCGATAGTAGATTTAACAAGTACAGTAGAAGATTTGACAACAGCGGTTCTTAATCTTAATGGTAAAGTAAAAGAATTGGAAATAATAACTCAAAGCTTAGTAGTTGAACTTGATGCTAGGAATTTAACTGTTGCAGTTGCTGAAAATCAAACTCAACTTGTTACTACTAAAGTTGAATCAACAATTACTGATTTACAAAATTCAATACAAAAAGCAACTGCAGAATCTATTCAAAGAGTTTCATTGAATGCAAGAAATACATCACTAATACAAGAGAATACTGTATTAATTCAACAATTAGAAGCAGCTAATACTACAATATCGGATAGAAACAATACAATTAATCAATTAAACATATCTTTAGCAAATGCAAACGCACAAACATCTACTGCACAAACTGCATTGATTAAATCAAATGATGCACAAACTAAAAAGAAGAAAATCATTTGTAACGAATTATACAATCAGGGTTACTTACCTCAACACATTTGGAACGCCGATGAAATTTATGGTGAGATGATGTATGAGAAAGACCCTCGTTTGGTATTAGGATATATGATGTGGGCTAGAAA